AATATACTCACTAACATAGCAATAGTAGCGCCAAGCCCACCCACTAAGAACATCTCTAAACGTTTTAACCTGTAAAATACTTCTTTAAACTGTATGTGATTTTCAGTCTCTAGTTTAGTAATCTTAGGTTCGATTGTATCTATGCGGTTGTGAGCTTGCACTACTGTTCTTGCCATTGTCAATCCTAACTTGCTTCAGCTTCTTCTTTCATTTCTTCAGGCTTTAAAGATTCAGCAAGATTAGCTCTCATAACACTAAGAGCCGCCAACTTTTGATCCATTTGAAATTGAAGATTGTTCTGTTGAGCCTCTAAATCTTTAATTTGAGCAATAAAATATTTGGACTGTTGAGATAAAGATTTCTCTGTAAACTCTTGTCCGTCAATATTAATTACATTTTCCTTAACTTCTTCTTTTGCCCATTTAGCCATAATTTTCTCCCTATGTTATGGTTTGTTTATCCTATAAAGGTTTTAGCAGCATTAATCGCATTTGTTACTGGAGTCATGTCTTCACTACCCCAATCATCTAATGCTTTCATGTGATCTAAGTAACCTTTACTTCTAGCGACACGCTCTTTCTTTTCTGCTGTCGTCATATCACCACAAAAGTCGCTACTTGTTGCATCTGCACCTTTGTCGTGTGTCTTTATAACTTCTGTAATAACACTTACACTGCCCAGCATTGCTGAGTAATCTTGTGCTATCTGATCTGCTTCTCTTGCCATGTTAACTTTCCTTCTTCTCTATGTTAATATTACCTGATATTGATATTCTTTCCCCGTCACTTTCATAGAACGGAAAAACTTGGTGGAGCATTTGCGAGGGAAACATAACCATATAACCTTCTGCTTCCTTCTCCATATTATACGCAAATGTAGATACTTTGCCTAGTGTATTTGTGTAACTAAACGCAAAGTTAGATATGTGATTATCTGCATTTGACTCAGCGCATACAGGTAGCTTGCGCTGTTCTGCAAAGGATGTAGGTATCTGCATCCATATTACAAAGCTATAAACGCCACCGTGATCGTGTGGTGGGTTAAACTCGTGCTTCTTCTGAAAGTTTACCCAGAGGCTTTCTAGGTTAAACCCTTCACCTTCCTTCATAACAACTCGCCAAGGTGGGCCATAAGACTCCATGTGGCTGTCCATAAACTTAGGGATTAACTTACCGACAAACTCTTCTAGCAGTGGTGAGCCACCATCAAGGCGTATAGAGGAGCTGATGTTACCTGCAAGTTCAGGCTTCATGTCTTCTGGCTTCTCTCTTGCCTCGTTAATCACAGTCCATAGGTTAGCCACAACATCCTCTGGGAGTTGTCCTTCAACAACCCCTACGTTTGGAAAGTGGCGTGGCATTAGTTCCATGTTTAACTTTCTAGTGCTGTTACTCTTGCAGTAAGAGCTTCAATCAATGCGTTCTGTTCTTGAATCGCTTTTACTAAGATGGGTACAAACTTGCTGTACTGTAGACCCATCTGTTTGCCATCACCTGATGTAGATACAGTAAGGTTTTTCTTATCAGCAGCTTTATATCCAGCGGCTTCTTCAAGAGCTTGAACTTCCTGTGCCTTAAAGCCTATGTCTAGCCAGTCTTCTTTGTGTGTACCATCTGGAGACTGTGCGTTAAGGTCATAGTCATCAGCAGTTTTATCACCATACTTAGAGCGTTTATCCCACTTGTATGTTACAGGTGCTAACGCTTTTACAAAATCTAAGCCTAAGTCTAGTGCCGTAAAGTCTGTCTTGTCACGTTGGTCTGAAGCTACTGTCCAGTCTACTTGGATGTGGGCTTCGCCAATACTATCATCACCTAGTACAATTTCATTGTCACCATTGACTATTTGACCACCTGGACTTCCTGTACGCCCTGCGTCATTTCCAAGAAATAAATTGTTATCACCTCCGACAAGACCGAATCCTGCACGATCTCCGACAAGGGTGTTGGAAGTACCAGACGTTATCACCTGTCCAGCTCCATATCCCAATGTTGTGTTGTATTCACCAGTACAAGTTGCAAGAAGTGTGTCAGCACCTACGGCTGTGTTGTAACTACCACTGGATATTCCCTTACCTGCTTCGTTTCCGACAGTAGTGTTGGTTGTACCTGTTATAGCAAAACCTGCCGCATAGCCTACAGAGGTGTTTTTATCACCACAATTTCCAGATAACGAAGATGTCCCTACTGCGACATTTTTAGCCCCATCATCATTACCATCACCTGCTAAAGCACCCACAAATGTGTTATTTGTGCCTGTGGTTATTGCATTACCTGCACTATCTCCTATAGCTATATTGTAAGCATTAGTAGCGGTTGTAAAGTTTTGAGCATATAACGCTCCTGTACCAATGGCTACAGATTTACTACCTAAAGTATCTACAGATAAAGCTGCATACCCAAGTGCCACGTTAGCGTCTGCATCCGTTAAGGCATCACCAGCTAATGCACCGATGAGTACATTTTGAATGCCTGTGGTTACTGCTTTACCTGAATTGTACCCTATTGCTACATTGTAAGGACTACTAGCAGTTGTATTATTTTGAGCAAGTAAAGCATTTTCACCAATAGCAATATTTCTACTACCCTTTGTTTCAGTACCTAAAGCACCTGTTCCAACTGCAACGTTACTTTCAGCAACAGTAAGTGCATCACCAGCTAGACCACCTATAAGAGTATTCTGAACGCCTGTGGTTACTGATGCTCCTGCGTTATAACCTACTCCTATATTGTAGTTACTTGTAGCTGTTGCAAAGTTTTGTGTAGCTAATGTTCCATATCCTACTGCAACAGCCGTTGATCCTTTTGTATCTGTAGCTAATGCGCTATCTCCAATAGCTATGTTGTAGCTTCCTACATCAAAAGAACTTCCAGAAAAATAACCTAAAGTAGTGTTTCTAATTCCTGTGGTTATTGCATCACCAGCTAGACCGCCAATGAGGGTGTTACGAACGCCTGTGGTTACTGCTGCTCCTGCTTGAAATCCCAAAGCGGTATTAAAGGTATCTGTAGCAGTTGTGAAGTTTTGTGCGCCTAAAGAACCAACACCTAAAGCTGTACTTTTACTCCCTAATGTATCAGCAGTAAGAGCATCCATACCTATAGCTACGTTAAAGTCTGCGTCAGTTAGAGCATCTCCTGCACGACCACCTACAATTGTGTTAGATATGCCTGTGGTTACTGCTGCTCCTGCTCTGTCTCCAACAGCTACGTTAAAAGAGTCCGTTGCGGTGGTGAAGTTTTGAGTGACAAGAGCGTTACGACCAATAGCAACACTACAACTACCTAGTGTGTCTGTACTTAAAGCTGCTCTTCCTACTGCAACATTGTTATCAGCGTCAGTTAAAGCGTCTCCAGCTAACCCACCAATCAAGGTATTATAAATCCCTGTGGACACGTTTGCTCCAGCAGCGTAACCTACGGCTACGTTGTAGTTTTCAGTTGCAGTAGTAAAGTTTTGAGATTGAAGGGCAGCATCTCCAATGGCTACCGCTCTGCTTCCAAGAGTATCTGCACCTAAAGCACCTTGCGCCCCAACTACCGTGTTGTTGCTTCCAGTAGTTAAAGCATCACCTGCTAGTCCACCAATAAGAGTATTTTGAATGCCTGTGGTTATTGCATTACCTGCATCAAACCCAACTGCTACGTTGTAGGTATCACCTGCTGATGGTTCAAATGTTTGAAGCGAACCTACACCTACCGCTACGTTCCTATCTCCATCTACATTAGTAAATAAAGCCTTATAACCAATGGCGGTATTGTTATCACCTGTTGTAGCAGAACCTAAAGCCTCAGTACCTACGGCTGTGTTTCTAACTGAGGTTGTAAGCGCATCTCCTGCTAGCGCACCGATGAGGGTGTTGTTTATGCCTGTGGTTATATCGTTACCAGCTTGATAGCCGACTGCTACATTGTAAGCATCTGTGGCTGTTGTGAAGTTTTGAGTTTCTAAAGCAGAAAAACCAAGAGCTGTACTTCTGCTACCTAGAGTGTCTGATGATAAAGCTTGCATACCCACTGCTACGTTGTAATCCGCATCCGTTAGTGCGTCACCAGCTAAGGCTCCTATGAGGGTGTTGCGTATGCCTGTGGTTATTGTTTTACCTGCAGACCTTCCTACGGCTGTGTTATAAGCAGCAGTAGCTGTTGTAAAGTTTTGGGCTTGTAATGCAGCACCACCAACAGCAACACTATTACTTCCTAATGTGTCAGCCGATAAAGCAGTCTGCCCTACAGCAACATTATCGTTACCAGTAGTTAAAACATCACCTGCCTGATAACCTATTGTTGTGTTTCCTGCACCCGTGTTTATTGATGCACCTGCCTGATAACCAAGGGCTGTATTGTTGTCTCCAGTCGTAATCGCAGTACCAGCTTCGTCACCCACAACCACGTTGTAGTTACCGCCAGAAGCTATTGAGTTACCTGCGTTGACACCTGCTATGTAGTTTGATGTCCCTGCCGTGACTGTTGATTGCGTGCCACTAATAATCCAACTATCTGCACTCTCATCCCACAAAGCATACTTACCAGAAGTTGCACCAAAGAATTTAACGTCATACCCAGTGTCATCAACGCCAACTGTTAAAGTACCTTGGTTAGACAATGCACCTGAGTTAGTTAAAGCTGCGGTCTGCGTTGTTCCTGCTAAGTTAACCGCTGTAAGTAAATCGTAGACCACGCCACCAGAACCCAAGCCATCCGTTGCAATAACCTTGGTCTGTCCTGCTGGAATTGCTACATTAGCTCCACTGCCACAAGTAAACGTTAGGGTGTAGCTGGTTGCGTTATACATGAACCAAGTTTTGGAACTTGTGTTTGGCAAAAGTGTAACCGTACACGCTTGACCGCCACCTGTGAGTTTTAACCCAAGGCACCTGTCTGCGTCTAACGCACCGTCTGCAATTGTAATGTTATCTGTTGAGGCGTTTGCAATAGCTCTGGTTCCCCAGGCTGTTGCTTGCCCTATTATTTCTAAGTTTGTATTTGTTGTATCACCCCATGTGCCAGATTGCTCTCCTGAACCTATTTCTTCTAGTCTGAGGTTATTAACGTATGTACTAGCCATTTTGTAATTCCTATGCTGCTATAGTATTTTTATATTCTACGGTTTCCCAATTCGGAGTTTGAGAAGGAGTTACACTACTGTAACTCGGATTTTGATTTGGCACAAGCTCTTGATAATTTGCGCTTTGATCTGGTATTATTTGACCCCATGTTGCTCTTAAAGAACCTATTACTCCTGTTCCACTGACACCTGTGACTAAAATGCTTGAAGTGGCTGTAATTGTTACTGTTCCAACTGCGCCTGTGCCACTAACGCCAGTAACTGAAATGTTTGAATCAGCAGTAATAGTTGCCGAGCCAACTGCACCTGTGGAAGAAACACCGTTTAAAGTCTCAAATGTGTTTCCTAAAGCTGTTGTTGCCGCAATTCCAGTAACTGAAACAGAAGCATCTCCTGTAATAGTTACAGATCCAACTGCCCCAGTGGAAGAAACGCCATTTAAAGTCTCAAATGTATTACCTAAAGCGGATGTTCCCGCAACACCCGTGACTGAGATATTTGAGTCAGCAGTAACAGTAACTGAACCAACTGCACCTGTGCCGTTAGTGCCAGTAACACCAATGTTACCGTCCCCACTGACCGCAACTCCGGTAATTGCACCAGTAGCACCAGGTAAAGCTATTCCTGCGTTCCACGCGCCTTCATTCCACCCTCTGGTAGAGCTATTCCACCCTAAAAGCGCAACAATGGCATCGGACATTAGGCAATCCTAATTATCGCATTACTCGCATCAGCTGTTGGAAATACAATTGTAAAATCACCAGAACTTGCCGCTTTATCTGCACCAAAGTCTAAAATGCAAACGCTGGGATCTCCAGACGCTGAATCATTAAATATCATAGCACCTCGAACAGATGATATCGTTACATTTGAAAACACCTCATCTGAAAAGTCAGTAAATGCTGTTGTACTACTTGTTGTCGGATTCACGTTTCCAAGTGCCTGTCCTTTTGCACTATAGTTTGTTCCACTTATTTCATTGCTAGTTGTATATGCAGTAGTTGCTGCTGTAAAACTTGCACTATTGGTGTACAAAGCAATGTTAAAAGTATTGCCCCCAGAAGCTAAGAAGTTATGTTTTGCTTCCATTAACTCCTGTTTAAATGAGGTACATAAAAAATTTCCAGTAAAAGCCATCACATTCTCCTTATATATTCTGCTAGTTTAGGGTTTCCAGAATCTCTAATTGCGTTATATACAGTAGTTCTATCACTTTTAATAGCCTGATGCATATAATTTGCAACTATTGCTTCTAATTCTTTTCTGTAAGCGTTAGCTTGGTCTCTAATAGCAGGTGGAGCATTATCAGAAATTCCTATAATTCTGTTAACGCAACGAACCGCTACTTCTTCTGGAGTAAAACCTCGATTGTCAGTGGTTTCTACTGTTACAGAAAAGTCATTTGACATACTAAGTGAATTTGTTAACATTATGTTTTCTGCCTTATAATTTCACCAGTTCTGTATTGATCTGTTACTTCTTTAGCTTCTCCAAGATTTTTCAACCTTGACATTGCTTCTGCAAATCTTGAGCTATACATAGCCATAATATCTTGCTCCTCCTTCATATAAACACTTGCTTCTATTAAAGTGCCGTATAACAATGCTATTTCAGCATTTTCACTCAACCAACTAATAGTTGTGTCAGCTCCAGTAGAGGTTACAGTCGTTGTTGCTCCACTTGTTGCTCCAGTAATTGTTTCTCCATCTGTAAACGTACCAGAAGGAACTAATATTGTTAATGTAGTTGAACTTGGAATAGCTTTAATAGTAGAAACTACACCACTTGTTGCGCCAGTAATTTTTTCACCGTTTGTAAAGCTCCCGGTTGCCCCTACTGTTAGGGTTAATTGACTTTCAGTTAAACTAGCTGGTCTGTAAAAATAACTTAATGTAGAAACATAAGAACTATCAGGTGTTGGCCCAATGAGAAAATTATCAACATCAAATTGTGCATAATATTTTGGCGTACCAGTTGTTGCTGGATTTGGATTATAACTTTCAACAAAATCTAAATCTTTAAACATTAAAAACTCAAAACTACTGCTATTTGTAATGCTTAAAGAAAAAGGTGCTAAAAAATCACTAGGAACAGCTAAATATTGATTTCCTGAAG